GATAAGTGTTCTTTATTTTGACGGTCTCTATTAGCATTCCAAGTTGCTTCATCTACTGATATGTTTTCAATACCTTTTAATTTATTTTCTTTATTTACTTGAGCAGCCCTATCTGCAAAACTAGATGTTGATTGTTTTTTTGCTACTGGTTTTGAAACAGCAACTGGTTTTGCTTTAGCTACTTCTTTTTTAACGGTAGCCAAGTCAGATGCACTTAATGTAGGTCTTACTACAGTCCCTGGTTTCCATGGTCCACCAGGTTGCATTTCAGGTAGTTCTTCTACTATATATCCACCATTAACATATTTAGCAATATCATCTTCTGTTAGATCTATATCTACAGAACCACCTGGTTGAAAGTTATATTTTAAATTTACATTAGGTTGAAATTTTATTGGGTCTCTAACAAAACCAGTTTCTCCTGGATATCCTGTAATACTAGTATCAACTCCTAAACCTAAGTTTAAATTTCTATTTATATCTTTAGATATTTTAGCATTATATGCTCCTTTAAAATATTCTCTTTCAAGAGGTGATGTTGGAACAACACCTAATCCACTTAACTCTATTCCTGACTTAGGAAACCCTAAACCTCCTCCTCCAACAATGTTTCCTTGATCTGTAGTTAAGAATCCATACTTATACATATTAGGATTGCCTCCTCTAAAACCACTTACATAAGCAGCAGGATTAACAACAGGCTCTTGATACCATGATGGTTTTGCTACTATAGATTTAGGAGGATTATTATCTGATTCACCACCTGATTCAAAATACTTAGCATTAGGATCAAATACTTTTCTTTTTTTAGATTTTGGTTTTTTAAATAGAGGGTTTTCTGTAAACAGTTTATTTGTAGCAGAAAGACTTCTTGAATATTTTTTAGAGGCTAGACCCTTTTTAGTTGGTTTAGGCATTCGTACTAAACCTCCTTTTTTTACCATAGGAGTTTCATCTACATAGTCTGCTCCTGGAAAATTATATTCTTGTCCAGGATACATCATTTGTGGTTTACCAATATTAGGTTGTGCAAATACAGGATAAGGTACTCCTTGCATAGTAATATCACTAGAAGGTATTCTAGTTTTTTGACCCGGGAATTTCCATTGACCTTGTTCAGTATAAATAATATCTTTTTTATACGGATTAGGTTTCTTGTATTTATCTAAATCTAATTTTGCTTTAGATAAGGCTTTTTTATTATAACTCATTACCTAAGTGATATTTGGTTTTTACTATTTGTAAGTTTAATTATCATATTCACATCATTAGAAATTTCTCTTTTTAAATGGAGTATATTTAAATAATGTCTAAACTTCTTTCTTTGTAATTCTGGTTTAGTTAAATCTAAGTTAGCTAAATTTAATTCTTTTCTATAACCATCTGCTCTAGTTACCCAAATATTTTCACTAGGATAATTTCCTAAAAGTTGTGTAGTACCAGGTACTAATGGACCTTGCGGTGGGTAACCTGAACCAATAGGAAACTCTCCTCTATCTTTTGTTATATCCCAGAACTGATTAAATCTGTATTTGTTTTCTTCTTTAGAGAATAATATATCAAACCCTGGTAAACCTACTATAGTATCATCTATAATAGTTGGTATAATTGGGTTAAACTTAGGATAATCTAAACTAAGTGTTACATTATTTTTAGGGAAGATGTTTAAATTTAAATACCCGGATACTTGTTCTGAATTATATATTACTGCTTTATCAAAATTATAATCTAGTACATGAAACTGATCAACACAGCTACCAGCTTTTCTCTTATAACATTCTAATATATATTCTATAGATTTAATTGTAGTTACACTCTGTCCTGTAATAATTGGTAGTTCTATTTCAAAAGGGTAAGGGCTTCCATAGTAATTACAGAAACTATTACACACATTATTATGTGCCCATAAAGTATTACCTTTTGAAGTTAAAAATGTAGTTTTTGTAGGGAATGTTAAATCTGGATGCCAGTCATGAAAACTTATCCAGAAATTATTTTTAGGGTCAAAACTTATTGTCCAAGATGCACTTTCAAATAAAGCAGGATCACCAATTAAATATTTACCTTTTCCACCTACTGTAAAGTAATCACCTCTACCTTTATATTTTCCTGTTGAAACATAAGGTACATATTCTACAGGACCCACAGGTCTCTGTTCTATAGGTTTTAATTTATAATCTTTTTTAGCAAAATATAAAATAGAGTTTTGATTATCATAGATAGATTGTATTCCTATACCAGCAACAGGATTATCCTGCCACGGGTAATTAGGAAAATCTTCAAGTAACTTATATGGTAAGAATAATGTAAACCACCATTTTAAACCTATCTGAGATATTTCTTTTAACATGTTACCACCATACTGATATATCTTTGCTTGGTTTTGAGAAACATAGTACAAACCAGCAGGAGTATTTATTACAGACAATCTATTTTGAGATGATCCATATTCATATGGTTTATCTGCATTTGATACTGTTTGTTGTGGTTGTGAAAATAAACCACCATCACCTATAGTAATTTTTGTATTAAGATCTGTCTGAAGAACATCTACACCTTGATACATTAATGGGCTATCATTTTTAAAAGTAATTAATATACCATTTTTATTTATTGACTTTACACCAGATATTTGTGATTTAAATTCCTTATAGTTATTTGGTAAATATACAAACCAACTATCTTTAAATGCTTCTTCTACTTGTTGTAAAGAATAATAAATTCTATCAGGAAAATATGTATAACAAAGTTTAGAAACAAAAGGATCATAATATCTAGATTGTAAATTACCAGATGAAAAATACTGATTATATAATTTACTTACACTTAAAGAATAGTCATATTCATAATAATCTCCTTGAGTAATATTTACAGGATTCATATCAAACAATACAGGTAAATCTGTATAGTTATATGGATTATATACTTTTTCAAATTGTTGTGAACCAGCTTCTCTAAAATCTACAAGAACATCACTCTCTACATAAAAATCTCTAACAGAAGAATTAGCTAAATAGAAATAAGAATTCTTTACACCAAAACCAACAGCAGGAGGATAGTTACCTTCAGCATCTGTTTGATAGTTATAACTATTGTGATCTAGTTGATAAAAGTTTCTTGGTCTAAATCCTCCACCAGGATAACTAGGTGAAAGGAAGTTTGCTGGACTCATTTCTGAAATATCATATCTCTGAGAGTTTACCCAGAATCTAGGATTTATAAACATTCTTCTTAAAAGATAATTATACTCAAATCCATTTGGAAAATCATATAACCAATCATTAAAAAAGAACATTGTGTTTTTTTCAGCATACCTATTAATATAAGTATCTCCACCAAAAAATATAGGGGTTTTAGTTAAAGACTTAACAGTATAATTACTATTTACTCCCGGAGTACATTGATAGGGTCCTGTTTGTACAAAGTAATTAATATCTGTAGGGTCTGTATAATTTATTTTTTGTTCACAAGGTGTGATTACAATTTGTTTTATGGAATCTAATTGTCCATACTGATTTTGTAATCTAACTTTTATAGCTCCATAATAGCTAGCAATATTTTTTCCAAAATCTCTATCAGGAGTAGTTTCATAACCTAACTGACCAACAGTAACTAATGATTCATCATTTTGTAAAAATGCAGGTCCTTTGTTTAAACCATTTGGATAACTAACATTATATCTAGGACCTGTAAGAGTTCTTAAAACTACTGTGTCAGATCTTTTAAGATTATTTATTTTATATCTATACCAAGTGCCAGGCACACTGTTGTTTGCATAAGAAGGCATGGTTTGTAAAGAATCTCTTAAATAAAAAGCCTCTCCAATTTTAAATCTTTTTAAATTACTATCTGATAATGTTTGTGTAATACTCCAACTATCATAAAATCCATAAGCTTGTTGTTGAAGTGCATATTGTCTATATGGTAAGAAAGCATATATAGCATCAAGTGTAACATTAGCACCTTCAGAAAAATAATATGCAAACTTATTTATAGCACCTAATACACTAAAACCTGTTTCTAAGTATGCTGGTAAATATGAGTTTGCCGTAGTCTCAACAGATAACCAAGGAGCTGTATAATTTCCACCAAAAGCTAAAGCATTTTCATTAAAATTTTGTAATAGTTGTTGTTCTACATTAGTTCCTGTAAAAGCATCTAATAAAAAACCACCTGAAAGATCATAAATACCTTCTTGAGCATTATATAACTGTAATTGTGTATAAAATAAAAAAGCATCATCTAAGTTAGTTTGTATACCAATTGGTAATGTATTACCTCCCACTTCAGGTAATTGATATTGTGCAGTAAAACTTCCGCCAGGTTGATTGTAAACTCTTTTACCTAGTAAAGATACTATAGCTTCTCCAAAACCTACAAATAAGGCTGTAGCCCATGCTTGATCACTTATTAATTTAAACTGAGGATGTTTAGAAGGTTCAACAAATTTTTGATCTGAAACTCCTGATATATAACCATATGTTTTAAATTCAGTAGCTGATAAGAATGGATTTCTAAATGTAGTATCTGGAGAGTGAAATGAAATAATATCTTCTGGTATACTTTGATTTAATACACTACCTCCTGAATCTAGAGGGTCTGGATCATTAGGATCAGGAATTCTAATAAAAGGATCATTATATAAATAATTATGATCACCTGGGTTATTAGTATTATATGGAGGATATATACAGTTAAATGGATGATTTAAATATAAACCTCTTGTTCTTAGAGAAGATTGTGTAGTATTATAATCTCCGATGTCTTCATAAGTTCTAAAGTTATTTATCATACCTTTAGCAATAACACTTCTGTTACCTTCTCTAGAACTTCTTAGTATTTCATATCCTACAATACCTGGTATATCATTACCATCATTATCTTTTGGAAAAATTATATTTTCAAAATATACTCCTAATATTCTTATAGAAGGAACATCTACTTGTGAGCCTGTAGCATTTACATTAGGTGTAAAATGTGGATCTGTAGTATTATCAGGAAACTTATGGTGTCTAATTTTTTTACCACATAAGTCATATTCTTTTGATGCACCTGCTTGTCCAGTCCAACAATGTTCACTTGGGTTCCAAATTTCTGCTTGATTATCAGGATAGTTTTCTGTTGATTCCCAATAACCCATTTCACCCACTCTATTTACTATACCTCCATCTGGTAAAACTATTTTACCACCTATTGTTTCAGTACCCGGAATGTTTACAGGTAATAAAGTACTAGCAGTATTATATACTTCAAATACTTGTTCTGTTTTTAAAGGATCTGTTGAATCATAATAAAGGATGTTTTTTCCATTATAACTTGTTGACTCTTCAGGATAGGTATTAGCAGTTCCTGGTATTGTATAATTTTTAGGAGGTCTCCCGGGGATATGATAAGAAGCAGACTTATCACCTGTATCATATACCCAACGTATAAAGAATGCATATACTTCATCTCTTAAATAACTAGTTTTATTACCACCATTTACATAATAGTTAGCAGGATATTCAACTGAAGCCCAACGGGATCTAATTAAGTTTGCTAAGGGTTGATAATTAAAATCAAACTTAGATGTAGGTCCTACTCTTAGTAAGTAATTGTTTACTTCAGTAATCTGATCTGACTTTTCAAATACTGGTGTTTGTAAAGGAATGTCTTCTAACGGAACTGTAAGAGTATCTTCTTTAATTTGATCTAAAGTAATTCTGCTTGTATTAGTAGAATATGTACCAATTCTTTTTGCTACTGTACCATTATTAATACACTGTACTATTACTAATTCAAACTCATCAAAATTTTCTGAGTCTGCACTTACTTCTAAATCTAAAGAACCCTGTAAATCTTCAAATGTGTAAACAAACTGATAATTACTTTGTGAAAAATAATCTGTTATTTTCTGACCCTTTATACTATAAGCTATTGTTGCAAAGTAAGTACCGTTTCTTAAAGTTCCTCCTGTTACACCTAAACTTAATTTAAGACAAGGTGTACTCATTAATCTTGCTAATCTTATTTTATCACAATCTAATTTATTTTGATCTACACAAAACTCACAAGGATTATTAGTATCTATTGGTGTACACTTTTGTATCCAAGTTACTCCGGGCCAAAGTATTGTATCAGATGTATTGTTATAATTAGTATAAAAGTTTACACTATTAGTATAGTTACTTTGTGACACAGACCAAAAATAGTTTGCAGGATCTGGCCATAATTTAGGATCCCCAACATTTAAAAATCTATCAGGATTTAAACCATCTGCCCAATATACTTGCCAAGTACAATCTTCTTTTTCTCTTGAAGAACCGGATATTAAAAATCTTTTATCAAAACCTAAACAAGCATCTTGTACAATAGGTCTATATGTACATTTACTTTCTTCAAGAAGACCAATCTCTGACATTACTGTAACACCATTTACATCATGACCTGCTGTATATATAACCCAAGTATCACTGAATAAATGTATTCCTCCTATAATGTATTTATTTACTACAGTAGGTGGCATTGTTGATCCGGCTGTTGCACAAAGATAGTTTGAACTCTCATTTGATAATGTACCTAAGTCTCCTTCTGCTGTATTGTTTACAGCATTCCGGGCATGTAACCACATACCTTCAGATACAAATGAAGGATCAGAATCTTTATTAAGACCTTTTGTAAATGTATTAGTTAAATTCTGCGCACTATTTTGTATGTTCTTTGCCATATTATTTTACTCTATTAAATCCTAGGTTTCTATAATAAGCACTATTAGGAGAATATGATTTAAACATATCATAATACTTAGAGTACATTGCTTTTCTATTTGTCCACCATAGTTGTTCCATTTCTTTAAAGTTTGGAGTATTAACTACGGTGAGAGCTTGATTTCTTGCAGGTCTTAATCTTTGTTCAACAAGTTGAAGTCTTTGCATTACATCTTCCCCATTCATATATAGATTCTCAAGAATTCTTTGTTTAAATGCATACTCATAATATTCATTTATAAGATCATGATCTGGTACCAATAAGTTACCTTGATCATCTTCCATCTGACCCTGATAGTTTAAATATACTTTTCCAGTTTGAAATGTTGTAAATAAAAAACCTCCTTTAATCCAACCTTGGTTTACAGTATTATAATAAAGATTAGGACAGTCACATTCTATTTCTTGACTAGCCTTCATTCTAAGTGGAATAAGATTTTTATATATTCTTACATTACTTGTATTTATAATTTGTACTAATTCATATTGTTCACCTTTGCAATTCATAAAAACTCTTGGAGCAATACAAGTATCTCCGTATGGATTGTTAGGATCATACTGAGTAGGTATTGGATCTGCTATAGGATAATTAAGTCCGCAAGCTGCTGTATGATTACATGGATTAGAATTACAGGTTCTACAGTTTATTGTGGGTGCTGCGCATGTATCTGTTGTACTAGGTACTTCTTGATAAGGTACTTCTTGTACATTAGTACCAGAAGCCCATCCATCATAACCTACTCTTTGTTCAAATTCACCACAAACAAATGCAAAGTTAAATGTATAAAAATCATCAGGTAATTTAACTTTACCATGACAGACTTCTAATATAATTTCTTTCTGTTGATTTATTCTTAAACCTAAATCATAGTTTAATTTTTTAGCTAACTTGATAAGAGTCTGTGGCTCTATCATGTTCTCTAAAGCAAATGTATTTAAATCAACAGATACATCTTCCAATAACTGGTCAAATGTACGGTACCGGAGTGTATAATTATAATCCATTATCTAAGTGAATTTTGACTATCATCAGCACCATCTGTAGGTACTTGTATAGCCATAGTAAGTTCTTTAATTACAAATTGCTCTACTTCAGAAAATAAATATTCTGGAAAAGGTAAAGGTTGGTCTTGTCTAATTACACAAGAATCTTTATTATCTTCTCCACATTGATAACCTAATGTATCTCCTTGAAATATTGCTTCAACTCTAACTGCGTCCCAGTCTACATTTGGTAAATATAAATAACCATTAAGATACCAAAAGTATTGTTTCTTATTATATTTAAAAGTAGTACTCTTAGTCATAGATACCCATGTACCCGGATCAGTTCTGTATAATTCTATAGAGCCATCTATAGAAGATACAGTACGTATAATAGGACCAAATATACCATCAAGTATAGTGGGTAATTTTTCTTTAGATCTTTTAAAGTAACAACCTGAATATACACCAATACATTGAGCTTCTACTTTATCTACACTAATTAATTCTACATAAGGTAAAACATTAAATATAGAACTTATTTTCATTAGTCTAAATTGGTTATCTTCTCTTTTAAGAAGAGTTTGACCATACTTAAGTAATGAAAAATATATAGTTCTATCAGTCAAGAAAGGATCTTCTTTAACTGCCTTTAGAGTATTTCTAACTCTTGATATTGCTTCACCTATTGTTGTCATATATCAAATTCATTATAGTTTTTTAAAGCATGTAGAGTCTTTGTCTTTAACATGTTTTTATAAACAGTTTTACTATATTGTGTTTTAATTTGTAATTTTGGTTCAACTACCAAATACATATTCCAGTTTTCCGGATATGATTTAGCAACTGATCTTTTGAATTCTCTACAAGCAGTAAACCCCCAAAATTCTCTATTTTTAATTTTATGCTTATTAGCACTATTGCTATAAAATATTTTAGCTAGTTTACCGTCTGTTCCTAAATTGTTATTAGTTACAGTTACTCCATATTTTAAAGACTTACCAAAATCCACATTTTTCTTTTTACTTGTTTGACAAGTTCCAATAAACAACCAGCCTAATGATTCAGGTAGTTGTATACCATCTCTTGTTTCAATTACTGTATTGAATAATGTTTTATTGTATGTCTTTATAATATTTTTTAAAACACTATTTTCTAGATTCTTATATCTAGAAAATTTTTTTTTAAAACTGTCAAAGAACTCTTTTTCTAAAATGTTGTGTACTCTAGGTCTAAATCTTGGAGCACTAATGTCAGGTTGCTTAAATTCCTTCATAATAATATACTAAAAATAAATGAGATTAACAAATATACAAATAAAACAAAACCCCCACTAGTGTGAGGGCTTTGCCTTGTTTGTTACAGAAACACCAACAAACCTGCAACATCTTAAGGTGCTGGACAAAAGTAAGCTACAATCAATTGTAAAGCTTCTGCCATATTAGTATTAGTAGGTACTACTGTATCTCCATTACATATTATAGGTTCTCCTGTATATATTATACATTGTGAGTCAAAAACTTCAGAACATGGTTCTGGTTCTGGACATCCTTGTGGAGTAGGACATGGTGCAGGACTTGTCAAGAAACTATCTTGACATCCGCAATTCTTTTTACATGTATTTGTAGTTGCCATTTTTTATTATTTTATTCTTTGTACTGAAAATCTTACTACATCTCCTGTTTCAGATAAGTAATCATAATTTGTAAGATTAATTACCTTTAAACATATTTGTGTTCCTGTTGTAAGTTTTCTAGTAAAAGATCCATTTATTGATGAATGTTTTTGTGTAACTACTGGAGAGTTATTATTTACACAATAAAACTGACAACCAGTTGGACTCATGATTCCTGCTGTAATCATTCCTGGGACACCCGCATCATACCAACCGGTACCTGCATCTTTTGTAAGATGAGCAAAAAATGATATTTGATATACACCATCTGTAGGTACTGTAAATACACCGGTTGTACTGTCATATGCTGCACCAAAGTCATTGTATTCTGTAGAAGTCATTATTTGTACACTTCCATCACATAATCTACCCGTATTTAATCCAGGTGCGGTTTTTAGTATATTAGCTGGAGGACTTAGAAAAACACTAAGACCTGGTTTTTCAGTTTCAGCTACTTCATATGTAGTTACTGTACCTACAGTAGATGCTGTTACAGTTATCCAATCACCAGCAGTTACTACTGAAGTTGGTGCAACATAACTAGTAAAGCCATTATAAAGATCACATACAACTAACCATAAATTATTAATAGCTCCGGCAGCGGTATCTACACTTAATGAAGATACCCATCCTGCAAGAGAGCCGTAAGTTACAGCTGGGTTACTTAATGTAGCATCTCCATCTGCAATGCATTGGGATGTAACTGCACTAATTATATCTGCTGGTAATCCAGTTGCATTTATTAATGCACAATAACCATTTGTATCATCATTTATTAAAGCAGTAAGAACAGCATCAATCTGATATGTTCCACCTGCAGTTATTGTTGCACTTAAATTACAATCAACTAATATAGAGGGTAATGTATATGTAGGTAAGTTGTCTATCTGATTTTGAATATCTATAATAGATATCTCTACATTATCTATTCTATTATTTATGTTTGCAATTTCTGTTATAAGACTACATATTTTATTTGCTATTGCTTGTACATAATCTAATAATTGCATAGTAGTTTGAGTACCTACAACAAAACAAGGAGCTACTGAAACTACACAATCAGGACAACCTGAAGGTGCTCCATCTGTTCTTGATGGTAAATTTTCTATAGAACAAATTTGATCAATTAGAAATTGAATAAGTGCTTGAAAATCTTGAGGACCACATGCATTTATATTAAAACAAGTAAGGTCATAATTATCTACTTTTAAAGTATCTAATACTGTACAAAGTTCAGTAGCAATTTTATATACTACATCAGATACAGTATCTCCTGTACATAATTTAATACAAGGAATATCAGGACCCTGCCAAATTACACAATTACTTGAAATTGGACTACAAGGTTTATTATCTAAATTTAGTGGTTTCATATTATTCTTATTATATAATATACAAAATATAATTAAGAATTACAAGTCTTACTTGCAGTACATCCGCAATCAGGTACTGGACAACCACATGATGATGGTTTACATACATAATTAGGATCTACTAAAGCTTGTAAATCTATCAGTTCTTTTTTAATTAACCATTTGTCATCTTCTTCTGGACAACAATTACTTATTCCATATCTAAGAGTCATTACTTGTTTATATAATATCTCAGATGCTTTACAAGTTATTTTCTCATATTTATCAGTACTACATACTGGAGTTTTATAACCTGGTTTTACTTTTCTAATTGGATAATTTTTTGGACAGTCCCACTGAAACTTAACAGTTTCAGAACATTCTCCAAAGTATTCTATATTATCTGTAGTGTATGTTGTAAGCCAAACAAATAAACATAATTTACCTGAAGACTCTCCAGGTTGTAAAGTAATCTGTCTTTCTACACTATTACAGTCTATATAGTCGTATACATGCTCTACTGTATCATAGTTTTTTATTCTGCTACATACACACACATAATTTTCAGTACAAGCATCACAAGTTCTATATTGTTCTACAACAGCTATATTTTCTATATTTCCGGGCTCTCTTGTTTCTGTAATAGTAAAACAAGAATCACAATTTTCTATTTTTATGATTGCACCACTATATCCTGATAAATCTGTAGTAGTATAAATAACATTATTAGGATTAAGACAATCTATAAGTTTATAGATAATACTAGTACATATGCTACAATTATCAAATGAATAATCTGGAACAACAGGTATATCTGTAGGAGGTTGATAGTTTATTAACTCTACTGTATAACATCCGCAGTTAAATTCTATTGTTTTACCAACATATAAAGATAAATCAGATGTAGTATAAATAATAGGTAATGTTTGATCACAACCTGTTAGTTTATAAGCTGTTATTCCTAAACATGTAGGGCAGTCACTAAAATATGTGAGTACTGTTACATTTATTGGACACTCACATTCTTCAGGATCATTGATATCAATTTGCCAGCATCCATCATTATTAAGTAAAGTAACTACTTGATTAAGATTATAATAAGAAGATAAGTCTGTTAATGTATTAATTATTTCACCTGTTTCACAGTTAGTTAATTTATAACATATAGTTGGGCATTCTCCATCTACACAATCTAATCCTTCAATTACTTGATATTGACCCGGAGTACCTGTTACAAAAGGATAAACAAGTGAACAAAACTTTGTTTGTGTTGCATCTTTAATAACTTCTCCATCACAATTTATGTACAACAAAGAAGATATTTGTCCTGTTATTTCAAAACATCTACAATCACATGGTGCTGGTGGAGTTGGACTTACAGTTATATCTTCTACAGCATTATTACAATTTCCATTATTTGGAATTACAAACCAAGTTCCTGCAATAGGTCCGCTAGGATTTGATACTGAAACAAATGTTCCAACATAAGCTGACATATTTGCTGTAGTATTAAAATATGTTCCATCACAATTATAAAGTGTATAACACTTCTTTTTACAAGATGGACACTCTAATATATAATCAGCACAGTTAGTATTAGTATTTGATTTAGTATCAAATGTAACATTTTCTATAAATGCAGGAGCTTCTGGTAATGCAGCATACTCAGCAATATCATTTATTGGAGCAATACCTACATCATATAATGTAAGACTATAACAAGTATTTTCTAAACCATTTACTGGTGCACCTAAGTATTCATATACTCCATTTGTATAACTACTAAGACTATTAGGTCTAAAGTATAAAATTGTATTTTCATCACAACAAGAAGTAAATGCCAAGTATTGTTCAGTTACAGAACAAGATGGACAATTAGGTGAGTTTACACAATCCGGTCCTTCATATGTAAAATCTTTAAAATCAGGACCAGCTGTTGTTACTGAATTACCTACAAAACTAATACTATAACAGCTACCTGGTTCAAATATAAAATCTCCTATAGTAAAGGGAGTTAATCCATCATATGAATAAACACCGTCTGTTGTAAATTCTGCATCTAAATTTAAAGTAATTACATTCGCTGAGTCACAACAATTATATACTTCAAATGCATTTGGTGCTAAAGAATTACATTCAGCACATCCTGGAAAAGTACATTGTTTTTCTGCATCAGTATATGTAGCAGGAGTAGGTGTTTGTGGATAAAAAGCTAATGTAGTTCCTTGATATTCTATATCATAACAAAAACCTGAAGTAAATAGTATTCCATTAACTACAGCAGTAGGACCATTATATACCCAAATACCTTCATAGTTTGCAACTGCATCAGGTATGTTAAAATATGGAGTAATTGCTTCTCCTAAATCAGGGCAGCAAGGTACAATAGTAAAGTAAGGAATACCAGCCATTTTATCTATTTATAAATTTTTTTAAGTCATGATATCCATTTGCACCTGTTGGTGCTGTTCTAGATTTCACAGTATTTTTAGTTGATGTAGTAGATGGTGCCTTACCAGCACAATTAACACATCCTATACTTCCATTAGATAAGGTTCTCTTTTGACAACCACATCCAAGAGTAGCTCCGCAATTTGCACATTTAGCCATAATTTGTTGGTTTTTAAATAATTAACAATTAGTACAACTTAATTTATTTAGTAACTTCAGTGCATAGTTATAAAGACTCATACCTTTTTGAGGCTCATGACAGTACTCTACTTTTGCTACTGCAGCATCTAAATACATTTTAATTAATCTTAATTCTTCTAATCTTTGTTTAGTTTTAAATGGAGGATCACAGGCATTTACATCAACATCACAAAGAATATTGTAATATTTATTTAAAGCTTCTGTAATTCTCATATGGTTATATTCTACATAAACTATTTCATTAGGTGATACACTATACTTAATAATGTATATTCCATCTGGTAAGTTTACATATTCACTTCCACAATTTGTAGATTGCAATTGTAAATCACAAGCAGTTAGTGTTAACTGACTTGTATTTATAAAATCATCTATAATACTTCCTGTAATTTCATTAGAATAATTAAATCCAGGTACTGTTACATTTAAAGTTGGACAAGTTACAGGTAATAAAATATTATAAACACTTGTATCAAATAACTTTAAAATACAAGGATTCATTACCAAAGGAACCTCTAAACTTAATACATGATTTGCCATAATATTTTATTATAAAAAAAGGGGAGGAGTTTGAAACTCTGCTCCCCTTATATTGATAATTACTGTAATTCTAATTTAGAATCTAACGTCTCCTTTACGTTTTGATTTAAGTGGTAATGGAGGAAAAGTAATAGGAACTTCACAAGATGTTTCACAACCATATCCTTCTAATTGACATACACCACAATTACTTAACCATCCATTAATTAAATCTATTGCATAATTATAACCAGTAGAACCAGTCGGGAAAATAAGTTGTAGCAAGTACTGATCATTATCAAACACTCCTGATGGATTATTAAATCTTGGAACATTATGTTGTAGATACAATGCATCATATAATGCTGATCTATTAATTGCAGTTACCAATTGGTTTCCTTGAGTAATCTCACGGATACGTAGATCTGTTGCCAAGAAGTTTTGTCTGTAAGACTCAGAAAGAATTAAATCTCTTAACATAGTCTCACCTAAACCATTAGCTTGAGTTGCTAAACACTCATGAACTACACAGATACCATCAAATGTACATGGATCACCATTGTAGTCTACTTCAGATAAGTAAAGTTTAACTGGTTCTTTTTCATAGAAGTCAGTTAATTGGAATGTACAATCACCAAATTTAGTATCCACATAAGCACCTGCAATAATTAAACCTGCACATGCACCATCTACGTGAGCAACTCCTGCAGGATAGTTATCCCAAGTATCACCACCTAATTGTGCTAAATCTGCTGCAGAAGTTCCTGGAGCATACCAAAGAACACCAGCCTCATCTTGTACAACAATTCTTACAAAAGGATTTACTATAGGTGAATTAATAATAGCATCTGCCCATTTGATAAATACTTCTGTTGAGTTAACTGCAACTGGTGCAATTGAACCTTCTGGACAACATCCTGTATATGCATCTACAGTTAAGTAAGCATTGTGATTTAAGTAACGTAATGCAGGAGAACCTTTAATATCTAAACGTAATGAATATGTTTCACCACATAAAAATTCTTTACAACATGCAGTACCACCAGCTCCTGTAATAGGATCAAATCCTGTTGGTTGAATAGCAGTAACTGTAATTTCAAAAGTACCTGATGTATCTCCAGGAATAGTAAGTACATCACCTACAGTATATCCTTTACCAATACCAGTACCATTTAAAAGTACACTATAAGATGTTACTAGACCTGAACCATTTGTAGTAACTACAATAGTTGCACCAGTTCCTGTTCCACCATCAAGTTGAATTAACGCATTTACAAGATTAGCTGCAAGACCTGTAGCTGGACCACCTGCAAAACTAACATTAGCTATTCCTCCTACAGGAACAGTAGCACCAGCACCATATGTATAATATGTAGAACCTACGTGTACTATTTCATTTTGTGGTTCACATGCATCAACAGAATAAAATCTTGATACATATTTAGGATTAATAACTTTAGACTTGTTAGTTTCAGTATAACCTCCTGCAAAAGGACCAATTTTGTCATTATTGTATATTGCAGAACCTGCAATAAATACATTACAACAATTATTTAGATCCTGATCACTAGCTGATAGTTGTGAACCTGAATTAAAGATTCCAACATAACCAGATTCATATGTACTATTATCTGCTTCTGCACTTGCAGATAAAGAATTAAGTACATAAGTTGGTAATCCACTAGTCTCTAATACACCTCCTTGGGTTTGAGCATTAACTACTGAACCGTCTAATAAAGTAACTGATGTAGATTGAGAGACACCAGTTGCTAAAAACGTTTTTCTAAACGCATGATTAAAATAAGCCATTTTTTCTAATTTTTAATTAATAAACATAATATAATATAATAAATCTTTTTTAAATAAGCAAATTATTTTAAGAAAAGTAATTTGTACTTAGTAGAATTAATTGAGTCTTTTACTAAGTCTAGATTATTTACTATTTCAGAATAAGGTAACATTCCTTGTAGTTTGGTAATGCTATTGTATAAATCTCTTAAATATCCTACACCATCAGATACTGTATCTAAAGTTCTAATTGGAGAATCTTTATATGAAAGTAATTTTTCAGATACACCCTGGTATCCTTCAACTAATGTATCTGCATGTCCGTGTAGTCCTTCATAAAATCCACCTAATGCAATATGTGCAGCATAAGATCCTTCACCTTTTATTTTTAAATGTAATTTATGAAAACTAATTGCAGCATTCATCATTTCTGTAGCACATGCTGCAACCATAGTATCTAATGAACTACCACCTACACCTGTATCAGGAGTTGGTTGTGGTTTAGCAGGTTCTTCTTTAGGTTGAGTTACAGTAACTTCTGGTCTACTAATTGTTCTAGTAGGCTCTGGATTTCTTTTTAATAATCTAGTTTTTGTTTCCATAATTAGTTGTTACGTTCAGCAGTTTCTGTACCTCTTGAGAATTGGTTTCCAGACTCAATATCTCCAGCAAGTATACTAACTGCTTCATCTATTATTAATTCTATAATATCATCTTTAAATTCACATTGTACTTCTGTTGTAGATGCAATTCCAGTATAAGGATCTATACAACCTTGTATTTGTATTTTAATAGGTTGTCTATAGTAAACTAAGTCTGCTTGTGAAATATCAAAATCATTATTTGTATAAATATTTACACCATTTCCTTTTAGTGTGGCAAAAGTTTCTGCCCATTCAAAGTTTGGTTGCTTTGCTTTATCTCTAAGAAGCTGATTAAGATTTCCTTCTTCTGCCAAATAAACAGTCATACGTCTTTTATCACAACAACCTTTTTGAGCAAAGACATCTACTCTTTTCCATTGTAAATAATCTCCGGGAATAGTAGTCCTATAATAATAATCTTTATCTTGTAAAGAAAGCGCATTTGTAACAAGTAGAGCCTGAAGATCATCTTTTCTTCTGGTAGATTGTTCATCTCCTTCTCTCACAGGATTAATCCCATGCAACTGCCTTCTAGCCCATTCCACCTGAGCTTTATTAAAAGACTCAACTACTTGCCAGCATTCTATGTTATCATAGTCTTGACTGTCAAGCTTGTTAAGCCTTTGTTTCATCTTTATGGTAATAGTACTATTGAGCATGTTTTATTTTTTTCTTTTTATAGCTCCACCTTTTTTCTGAGAAGGTATTTGATAATTTGGATACAGCTTATTCATTGCCTCAGTTTCTGGATTTACATATTTTTTTATTGCATCATTATATGCATTACTTAAGTTGGCTCTTACTGCTTCTTTAGACTTTTCCCGTAAAAGATCTATATCAGGGCGCAGACTTCCTGCAATTGATGAAAGTGGATTACCTGTATTTTTATAACCACCTGTAGAACCTGGTTTGTTAATCATCATATCATTTGTCTCAATTCCATCTTGAGCTTTTTTCAATGACTTTTTAACTACAGCTTGTCTAGCTTCATTAGCTTTTCTAAATGCTGTAATAGGGTGAACTTTATTAGTTTTTTTCATGATTATTTATTTTTAGCCATTTTTTTAAATGTAAGTGCTAAAGTTTTAGCTTTACCAGTACAACCAGGTTTAGTTATAGGAGTACATTTTCCAGCAGTACCTCTACGTTTAATAGAGGCTGTAGCCTTTTGTATCCAGTTTTTATCTGACTTCTTTTTAGTTGCCATGACTATTTTTTCTTAACTCCACCTTTTTTCATGTAACCCATTTGATTTCTTACAGCAGTAGGAAGTTTAGATAAACCCACTTTATCTGCAGGAACTGGTTTAAGAGTTCCTCCGGATTTCTTTTTCATAATACCCCCTTTTTTCATAGTATCAATACCTTGGTAATTTGGTCCTGTAGGTCCAGAGTTAGGCATACCAGCAATAAATGTTTTAGCATTTTTATCAGCTAATTTCATTCCACCCATTGCCATCTTTTTTACTTTCTTAATAGGTCCGCCAGATTTCATTTTTCCACAACCCATTTTACATGTTTTCATTGTTTTCATAATTATTTCTTTTTAGATTTTAAAACAGTTTTTTTAGTTGGTTTAGATTTTATAGTGCCACCTTTTTTGAAGTTAGTCTTACTTGTATTAAAAGTATTACTAGATCTAATTTGTTTTTCAGACTCTTCTTTCATTCTTTGTGGAACAGAACTATAGCCTTCAATTGTAGGTGTTGAACCTTTACCAATTCTATTTCCTGTATCAACAAAAAAATTATATAGTTTATCTACTCTTTTAGTATCTTCTTCACTAAGAGGTCCCTCTTTTACTTGATCACCATATTGAGCTTTACGCAAAGGTTTTTTCATTAAACCGTCTTTTTTCATCATAGGCTTTTTAACTACTGTCTTTTTAACAGGTGCTTTAGCTACAACTTTTTTTATAGTCTTTTTCATTTTATATATAAATTAACAATTCCATTTTTTTCTTGCTAATCTTAATCTACTATTTGGATCTTTTGCAGCTTTTGGAAACATTTTCATTTGTCCTGCAGACCTAGCACAAAAACTTTTTCTTCTTTTAGCAGATTTACTATCTGGGTCTAGTTTAGAAGGTTTAGTAGTTACAGCTGTCTTAAGTTTACTACCTGGATTTTCTCTTCTATAGGAAGCAACACCTTTAGCATTAAGACCACCTGTCTTATTCTTTCCTTCAGATCTTTGCCATGCTGGAGACTTTGCCACTATTTCTTAGTTTTAGTAGTAGTAGTTTTTGCTGTTTCTTTTTTTTCTTCTGCTTTTACATAAGCAGGATTCAATACAAATTTTCCAGGTGCTGTTTCTATGTAAGCTGGAATTTCTTTTTTTGTTGCCATACTATATTTATTTACTTATATTTTTTTGCCAGAGGCAAGATTATTAAACTCTTTTGCTTTTTCTGCTGCTAGTTTTTTTACATCTGCCATTAACTTAGCATTCTTCTGAATCTCAGCAGCTCTTTGTAATGTAGACATAGCAGATTCAATTTCCCATTTTCTCATGTCTGCTTTGTTTCCACCTAAAATAGAAATACCAACTGAAGAAGATTTCTTAGCTGGTGTTGATTTTGTTGTTTTTTTAATTGCCATTACTATACTTTTTTAACCCTTCTTCCCATACCTACTCTAGACTTCTCAGCTTTTTTAGCAGCTAGTTTAGAAGGAGTTAGTTCATACTTTGTTTTAGGAGTATCCTTTGATACTCTTTTTGTAGGCCGGCAGTATTCATTTTTACCACCGGCACCACAAGCTTTTCCTGTTTTAGTATCTTGCCATTTTTCTGCTTGCCATCTTTTAAGATCAGAACCTTCTTTGGTCTTCCTTACTTGCCCTTTACCTTTACGACATTTAGCAATAGCTTGAGAAGCCCTTGCTGAAGGGAACACGGCATACCGCGCTTTTACACTATGATAACAAGAATCCTTTGGCATCTTAACAAGATTTTTTCATACCTCCTTTTTTCATCTTCACTTTAGAAGCACCACCTTTTTTCATTTTTCCTTTGGCCACTGATGCAGCCAGTTTACCAGCTTCAGTACCATAATTAACAACGGCTGTTCCTTTTTTAGATTTTTTATTAGGTTTATCCATTTTATTTATTTTTAAGAGTTCCAATACTTTTCACAGGCTGCATTAAGATCTTTTAAAATATCTTCATTTAAAGGATTTTTTAAATACTCAACAACATCAGATACATTTCTACCAAGTAAGCTATTTGTCTTAGCATGGTAAATATATCCATCTGCCTTATTTATAATATACTTAAAAAAAACGGAATCTCTAACAATTGATTTAAGTTTTAATGTTTCCATGTCAAAATTAGATGCTTCAATGAATGATTTTGCAGCTCTTTCTTTGTTAGATTCCCCACCTTCACCATTAATATGTCTATCCATATTTTCATAAATAGAGTCTAATGGTGTAGATTTTCTATATTGTGTACTGTTAATATCTACAACTTTAGCAATGTAGAACAACTTAGTACTGTTTTTGTCAAATAATTTCTGAAGTTCAGAAAGTGCTTTGTTACGCATTTTCTTATATTCAGTTCTTGCTACTACAGTTTCTTCTTCTTTATCTAAATAAAACTTAGGAGGTACTGCTTTAGATCTAGCATCATCATAGCTTTTAGCTACAATAGAAAATCCTCCGGCCTCTATAGCAAATAACTTAACTCTATCATAAGGATCTTTAGTATCTAAATATAAAGGTTCATTACCACATGCAATAGTAATCTTATTCCAGAACTCTGCATTATCAGGCTTTAATACTTTTACTTTATTCCAAAATTGAGGATCCTCTATTTCTAGTACATTAGCAGCTAGTTCTTTTTCTAATTCAGCAACAGCTTCTCTTATTTGTTTTATTCTAGCTTCTTTTTCTTCTGTAGGTAAAAGTTTAATTTCAGGAGCAAATTCATTAAGTCCTGTAAGATATCTTACTATACCATTGTTTTCTAAACAAGCTAATTGTTCATGATGTTTTACACCATCATAAAGAGATAGACCATAGTTTTCTAAACCCATGTTTGACATAGTATTGTCAAAGAACGGACGCACTGCAATTTTAGTTTTTTTGTTGGTAGCTTTATTAGTTTCTACCATTGTGAAATTTTCCATGTTTTGTTGGTTTTTATTTGTTGGTTATTAAATTAAGAAAAAAAGGGGGCAGTTGCTTAGCACCCACCCCCATTTTATATATGATGGATTAGAATGAACCACCAGTGATTGGGTTTCTCATAACAATCTTAAGGACTTTAGTTGGATCCTTAACCCAGATAGCTGGCATTGTCTGAGACATCATTACACGGTATCCATTGAACTGACCAGAAGATTGGAACCCTTGAGTTCTTCCCATGTAGTCCATAGTACCATTTTGATACCACCACTTCAACTGATTATCCCAAGATAATTTTAACATGTAAATATTATCATTAGTATTATCAGTGATATCAAAGATAATGAATGAGTAAGAAGATAATGGGAAACCATCAATGATTGGGTTCTCAATATCATTTGTATGAACATTGTCAAATGCTGGGTTAAGAACAAACTTAACATTTGCCAAGAATGGAATTACATATGAAGTATAAGCAAACCCAAAGTTCAAGTCCATACCTTTACCAGTAATTGCACCAATGTCAGCAGCTTGGATAAGAAGACCAGAAGAGATAGCTTCTCTTTTGATAGCTTCATTTACCATACGCATACCACCCATACCAGTTTGAACTACTAGAGATCTTTTTGGATCTGGACCTTGGAACTCAACTTTACCATTGAAGAAGTTATAGATTTCTCCACGGAACAAATCAAGTGTAAAGTTATTTTTGTTATATACTCTTTTGAAAGAGTTATCTAACTGTTTCCAAAGACCCACAGATAATCTAACATCATCTGGACCATCTTGACGCACTCTACCACCATGTCCCCACATTAAGTAAGTCTCAATGTCAGAAGCAACTTTGCTCAAGTGAGCAGCTTCCATTGTAGTTAAGAATGTTCTAGAAAGATCACCATTATCAAATGCTCTTTTAACTTTATCTTTACCAAGTTTCTTAATCATATCATCTAATGATGTGATTGAAGGATCCATAGTTTTATCAAAAGTTCTCCAGATCTCAGTTACAGGAACTGTACCATCTGCATTCATTCCACCTTTAATCATCAAGTCTGCACGTGATGAGATAGAATAATGTACGTGAGCTTCAGCACCACCTACAAAGTTGTAGAATTCACGGAAACCTGCATTAGTGATGATGTCAGAAAATCTTTCACCATACTCACCTCTAGCAGAACCTTTACGGAATACTTTAGTACCATTTGATAAATACTTATTCTCAAGATATTTATAATTGTCATTATTTACAAGTTGTACAGTATAGATGAATCCATCACCAATTGGTAAGATATCTTCATTTGTAATGTACATCTCAACACCATTATACTTATCATAAGTAATGATATCACCATGACCAAATTCTCTTTTGCTGATTTTGATACGGAAAGTACCACCATCTACACCTTTGAACTCATTGTCTGGTTCAATATCTTCAATAATGTAAGGAAGATCTACAGATACAGGAGTCTGCCATCTGTACTCTCCACGAGCATTATCTACCATAATTACATTTTTACCACCAAAGCTAGACATTTGGTAAAGAGGCATTTCAACCTTCTGAGCCATAGCCCAAAGGTCCACTGGACCTAGATCCATTGGTTCTGCATCCTTCAACATGTTAACCAAGTGGTAAGAGTCTACGTGTGAACTTGCCGCATAGGCTGTATCCCGTAGAAAGATACCATTGTTTAAAACTGGAGTTGCCATTTTTATTTGTTATTTAAATTGTTACTAATTAAAATCTCTTGAACATGTTAGCTCTTGAGATGGTTCTTTGTTGTGAAGGTCTACTAGCTCTTCTTGTTTCTTCAGGCTCTTCATAGCTTGAAGAACCAGTCTTTCTAGATTCTTCTGTTTTTAATTTTCTTACTGTATCTTCTACAGCTTTTTTAGTTCCTTGATCCTTTACTTTATTTTTATAACCATCTGGATCAGCAAGTAACCAAAGTGCTTCTGCAATAAGATCATGTCTTGGTTGCACAAATTGATACTTCTCTAGGAGATGGCCTAATAAATTTGTAGGTTTTCCGGAGATTGAAGGGTAATTTGGTTGAACTAATCCTGAGTATAAAAGACTCTGGGTTTTTTTATCAATCTTAATTCCACCAAGCTCACCAACTGCAAGAGTATTATATACATTATCTGTATATGCTTTTGCTTGTTGTTGTTGCTGTTCTTTTCTTTCTTCTTGTTCAGCTAATTGTCTTGCAATAATTTCTTCTTGCATTCTATCTAACTTAGGCTTAAACTGATTAGCTTTTTGTTCTAATTTACCTATGTCAGACCAATCTTGAATTTCAGCTTCTATTTCTTCAGCTGTTCCAAAATTAGTAGCATATAAATACTGTCTTGCAATTTCTGCTTGATCATATTCATCAGATGGATCAAGCTGTCTCATTTCTTCTACTTGAGCAAGTGTTCTAAATAAACCTTTAAGATCTTGTCCTCCATCAGCTACATATTTAGCAGCTACTTGAAGTTCTTCAGGTAAAGAATTAAAAAATTCTCTTGGAGTATTTTTTCTTACTTCAGCTTCTCTCTCTTGGAAATTAGCTTCAAATAATTCTCTAAAATCTTTAGTAGTATATTCTTCTAAAGGTTTCTCATCATCAAAAGGAATAAGAGTTCCTTCTTCAATCATTTTTAGAGCTAACTCAGCAAGACCTGATTTATCTACTTTAGGTCTACCTTTATTACCTGCATCTTCTTCTTGAGAGATAAGATCATTTAATTCAGCAATAGTTTCTTCAACCTCTTTTTTCTTTTCTGCTTCTTCAGTTTTATCTTCAGGAGCAGTTTTGTCAAGGAACGTAAAATCTGTTTCTTCTTTTGTAAATAAATTTTTCTTTTCTGGTTTTTCAGAATCAGAAGGTAACATTACATTTTCTGCTCCGGGTATCCCAAATAATTCATCAATATTTACATCTACTTGGTCTACCGTTGTAGACTGTTGTACCTGTTCATCAGGCTTTTTGTTGGTTTCTTCCATTTGTTGGTTTTTTAATGGTTATACTTTAATATACAAAATAAACTTGAAAAATTTAAAATACTACAGCAACTTTTTTGCATTATATAGCTAAGTTTATTTTTTATCTTTACTAGATTTAAAATCAAACTTATTTTTGTTCTCTCTTGCTATCTGTAACTGCTTATCTGCTATTTCTTTTTGTGCTTGTATTTTTTCTCTTTCAATACTCATTTTTTGATTCTGTCTAGTATTTTCATTTACTTGTTTTTCTCTTTGTAAACTTGTTTGTTGTTCATACTGTTCACTTTGTCTGATATCTTTCATAGCATCTTGGAAATCAGACATTTCATTTTTATTAACATCTGCCATAGAGCCGTATCCAGCAGCTTTAATTTCTGCAATAAGAATATCTTTCTGTCTATTCTTCTCAGCTTCCATAGCTTCATGATCTCTTTTAAGTTTTCCTTCTTCAGCTTGTGCTTGTAATTGTTGTTCTTGCATTTGCTGCTGTTGTTGTAGTTCAGATTGTTTTTGAGCTTGTACTTTAGATTCTGAATCTCTGAGAACATTATTAAGTTGACCAATACTATCTGATTGTATTATTCTACCTAAGTCATAGATACTTGCTCCAGCAGTATTATTAGTCATTGCTAATTGTTTTAACTGTTCTAGTACAGATCTATGGTTTGCTGTAGTAGAAGCAAATATATTTAGATCTCTTAACAATAAATCAGTTCCATTTATTTGAAAGTTTACTTTCTCATCATTACTAGTAATATAGGTTAATCTAGTAGATGGTTTAGTAGAATGATAGTACTGAGCTAGGTCAGTTCTCATTTGATGTACTCTTGGCATTAAATAATCACAGTGCTGTATAAAGAACATTTCTGTTTGGGCATAAGAAGCAGCAGCCGCTTGTTCTACTCCAGTAGCAGTCATCTGAGATAATTGTTGTCCCATTCTTTGTGGATTAACACCAATTACTTCATAGGCCTGCTGTTTAAAGTGATTAGCTAACTGTATCCTAGACATTAATCTTTCTGTCTGAGATAGATCTAGTTTTTGGAAATGTTGGAAGTTTAATGCATTCTCTGTGTTTGTAATAGAAGTATCCAATGGTAACATCTGGAAATTCTTCATTGCAACATATGCTTTAGCCAAATTATTTTTACCCCAGTCTTCTCCTAATGAGTGTCTTGGTAAAGTATTTTGATCAAGCATAATGATAGTACCCAGTTCATCAACTAGTATATCAGCTATCTGATTATTGACAATGTTATATCCAATCTGGTATGGCTTCATCAAGTCAATAAGTGCTGTTGACTTAGTATTTCTATCAGAAAAAACAGAACCTTCTACTGGAAGCTTACAACCATATAAAGTACTGTCTCCTTTAAATTGAAATTTAAGAGGGCCTATATGGTTTCTATCTACACCAATATAAATAGGTGAGAATCCTCCTGGGTTATTCATACCCCAAAATGATGGAATATTTGGTCCAATTTTTATACCACCCCAAACTTCATTAATCCAGATCCAATCTATATGTTCACCAAATATGATATTATCTTTTGTTTTATTTTTAAAAAGTCTAGTATCATAAATAGCTTTATCAGTTATCTTGTAATCTTCTGTTACTATTTCTGTTGTTACTTCTCCATTATCAGCAACCTTAGTTAAATGACCTACTTTTTTCTGTGATTTCCAGTAACCTGTAGTTACTCTTAATAAATATGCAGTACCTTGATCAAAGTAATCTTCACCTTCTGATAGTATTTGATTTATAATATCTCCGCCATCCATTACAGATCCTGCTACTGCAGTAGTGTATTGTCTGTATGCAAGTGAAGGCATATTAGTGTTCCATTCATGAGATTTGGTACCATCATAGTAACTACCATCATTTTGATAACCACCTACAATATAACCACCGGATCTAATAGGATATACAGCTTCTAGAGCTTCTAACTGCTCTTCTGTCATTATGTAACCATACTTATCTATAACATCAGCTACTGTAAGCATATCTATCTTACCTACCCAATTACCTTCAGATATATATCTATTATCAGGAGACTTATGATAGAATGTTACTACTGGGTTCCAGAGTTCTACTAGATAGTCATCTTCCATCATATGAAAATGCCAGAATTCTCTATCTGTAATTAACATATCACGAAAACCTCTTTCTTCTAACTCATCCATTCTAAATCTTTCAACATCTACTTTATGTTGATGTGTAGCCCATTCTTCAATCATAGATCTATAATCTTTCTTAAAGAATTGTTCTATTTCAGGAAGAGTTTTTAGTTTTTCTGGATTAAGTTGTTCTTGAGCCTCTGGTGATGCTAAATCTAAACCTTGTTCTAATAAAGCTGCAGTAAGCTTTACTTGAGCATCTGCCATTAGAGTTTCTTCAACCATCTTTTGTTTTTGCTCAAGCATCTCATTATATGAGAATTCATCAACAGCACGGTATGTAAGTTTAGTTGATCTTTTAGCAAATTCAGCTACTAGAACATTAATTACATTTGGAACTATAGGATAAAATTTTAACTCAAGTGCAGAAGCATCTTCTTTGGTAAGAATCTCTACAATGTCTCTATACTCATTATCTTCTTCAACAATATAGTCTGTTTTATCTATAATACCTTTTGCAAGTTTATAGTTTTTGAGCAATCTTCTTGCATTTCTTCTTATTTGTTTTAGACCATTCCATTCTAACCAGTCTAAATTCCAAGCTGCCCACTCTTCATTTTTATCAGTTTTTGGGACAAACTGCAAAGGTTGTGTAATACTACCCATGCGGTTCTGTTCTACCTTAGCTCCTTTTTTTAGTTGTAACGCATTATATACTTGCATAACTTTTATTTAAAATTTTTAAAAGGAGATCTTTTAACTCCTTGCATTCCTTTATAATAAGATTTACCCATATGCCGGAACGGACTATTATTTAATTTAAAAAAATTTTCTGACTTTTGCAAGTTTTTAGCTGCATCATCCATTATTGTTCTTTTAGAATATCCTCTATTAGATTGTTGTATTTTCATAAATGCAACTAAAGCACAAAATGAAACTAGCCTATCCACGTTTACTCCTTCAGCATATTCTCTCATTTCTTTAAGTAACATGGGGTCTGGTATACGTTCAATACCATACTTAGTTCTAACAATAGTACCATCTGTTTTTGTTTCAACATCTAATTCCTCTTTAGTATATTCTATAGCATAACTAAGAAGGTGAGCTTTAAAAAGAGTACCTGTATTTTTCCAGCCGTATTCCTGGAACACATTAGCATTAGCTCCTAGATCTTTTAGAAAAAGTATTTGACTCTTTGGCACTAGATATTTTTGTTTTTTTCTAGATATCATATACTGTATAAAAAGAGATATGTTATTTTCTATCACTGTCCATGCATTATACCATTCTATAATAAGTTCTAACTTCTGATGGGTTTTATTAATATCATCAAATCTACCACACCATGCCGCCACAATTTTATCTTGTTCTATATAAGTTTCTGTTTCTGTGCCTGAAACTTTAGTTACTTCAACAGGAGCTTTCATTACATATATTGAACACAGTGATTCTGAGGTAGTTGTCTTGCCTTCAGACACCGGGTCAATAGATGCATAATACTGTCCAAAAACAGGATCTTTAATAGGTCTTTCCCATACAACAAGTACACCTGTTTTATCCTCTGTTTTTTTAGAAATAGGAAACTCCATAATAGGTCTTTTATTAGTTTCTTTAACTATGGGTTTTCCATTTTCATCTGTCATGATATCCAAGAATTCATATGCATATTCTTTATCTAAAATTCTTCTTTCTTGTGCAGCTACTAAATGTGTAGGGAAAACAGATACAGATCTATGATCAAAAGCTTCTTTAATATTTCTTGGATGCTGGGATATTCTTAACTGGTAGTCTTCAGGACTTAATTCTTTTTTCCACTGTTCAAATTGTTTCTCTAAAGCTTCTAATGCTTCTTCTACAAGTGAATTACCATAAGAATCTATATAAGG